TACCAAAACAGCACCCAGGCGCGCCAGGATTTGTATATGTTTGGCGCCAAACTGTTTATGGATTGCATAGCCGAAACCTTGTCAATGAATAACGTATTGCCGCGTGGTACCTATGTAAAATTTGATATTGAAAATTACCTAAGCGAAAGTTATTTATCCGAATACGACACACCCGCAGAAGTAGACGAAGTAGGAGTAATGCCAAATGCTTAGATTAGTGCAACAAGAATTAACGCTCGACGCCGCAGGCCCAAACGGTATGCCACGCCGTACCTTGGCTGGCCTTGCGCTGCCGTACAACGTCGAAGCGACGGTAAATGACGGTACAAAAGTTATGTTTATGCCAGGCAGCTTGAACGCAGGTGGAAAAATGCCCAAACTTTACCTAGGGCATGACAGCACCAAGGCCGTAGGAATTTTAACAAGTTTGGTTGATACACATGGCGGCATGATGTACGAAGCGCGCATTAGCGAAACCGCTTTAGGTGACGAAGCCTTGGTATTGGCAGCCGACGGCGTACTCGACGCGGTAAGTGTTGGCGTAAACCCAACCCGTTTTAGTTACGACGAAAAAGGCACAATGATTATAGAAATGGCCGATTTTCAAGAATTGTCGCTAGTGCCTTTCGGCGCTTTTAAAGGCGCGTCAGTAGACCGCGTAGCAGCGTCGCAGGGTATCCCACAAGAACCAGTAGAAATAGATAACATAGAAACCGAAACACCTAACGAGGAGTTAGACACCATGGAACAGCCAACAGAAACACCACAAGTAATTGAGGCCGCAAGCGTAGCGCCAATCGTTTACGCACAGCCGCGTAGTTTTAAATTGCCTAGCGCTGGCGAATATATTGCAGCGTCACTACAAGGCGGCAGCGTGCTTGCAGAAATGAACGCAAAAATTCAAGCTGCAGCACCAGACATTACCGCAGACCCAAGTTTGCCAGGAATTTTGCCTGAAATCATAACGGGCAGCGTCTACGACGGACTTAACCCTATTAGGCCTTTCGTGTCGGCTATCGGAACTCGCGCTATGCCAGGTGCAGGCGCAACATTTCGCCGACCAAAAATTACAGTACGCCCAGTAGTTGACGAACAAACACCCGAACTAGACCAACTAAACCCGTCTACTGTCACCGTGTCTAACTCAAATGTCGACAAAAAAACTTTCGGTACGTTTGTCACAATGTCCGAACAGGCATTGGATTGGAGTGACCCCGCTTCAATTAACATTGTTTTGAACCAGTTGGCAATTGCCTACGGACAAGCAACAAACACATACGCAGTTACAGAGTGCCAAGGCGCAATTGTTCAAACAACATCAGTAGCCGACACGTCAGACCCTGCCGATTGGATTGCCGCAATTTATGAAGGCGCCCGCCAAATTTCATTGAACAGCAACTACCTACCTACGCACATGGTCGTAACACCTGGTACGTGGGCCGCGTTGGGTTCATTGGTTGACAGCACAGGCCGCCCAGTATTCCCACAGATTGGCGCTATGAACGCACCAGGCCAGTTGTCGGCTTCAAACTGGAACGGCAACCCGCTTGGTTTGGTTTTGGTGGTTGACAAAGATACCCCAGGTTCATTTATGGGCCACGCCGCTGGACCAGCTGCAGGCTTCGAATTTTACGAACAGCAAAAGGGCGCAATTTCCGTAGACGTACCTAGCACCTTGGGCCGCACTATTGCGTACCGTGGCTACGCAGCTACCTTTATGGCAGACGCTACAAAATTCGTTAAGTTCGTCTAACCGAAAGGCGGCTTTACCGCCATGACGCAGGTATACCAAGTAGCGCATAAAACGCTATTAAGCAACTACGCAGTTTTAGAAACGCTTACACCTAACGAAGTGTATGTAGGCGCGTCTATTGTTGTTGCAGGCGTTGACGCAACTTTTAACGGCACGTATACCGTTTTAGATGTACCCGAATATTTGTTTATTGGCGTAGATGAATACGGCGATTTACTTTTTAATTACGAGGTAGCCGTACCTTTTCAAATTTTGTACGCAAAAACAGCAAGCGACGTTACGCGCACTACAGCAACTGGAACCGTGACGCTGGGTACTATTTCTTGTACGTGGGTTACAGCCCAACAAGTCGAGGACTGGCTCGGCATTGGTACAGCGTCGGCGCTTGATACAACTTTTCTTACTCAATGCGCGGCAGCTGCAAACGACTTTTGTTTTCAAAGACGTTTAGAAAGCGGCTACATAGACCAAAAAGGTACAAGCCCTAGTAACAGCGTTACCTTGGGAACTATCGCCTATGGCGGTTTTCTGTATCGACAACGTGGCGCGGTAACAGATTTCGCCAGTTTTGACGGACTACCAGCAGGCAACAGCGTTGGCTTGTCGCCAATGATTAAACAATTGCTAGGTATCCCACGCCCGCAGGTTGCCTAATGCCTGTTGCTTTTACAGACCTGTTAAACGAGGCCATAGACGACTTAGCAGCGTCGCTAACGACCATAACTAACATGCAGGTAGTAACAGACCCCCGTAACCTTGTACCGCCTTGTGCGTTCATTGACGCGCCTACGTTTACCGTGTTCGCTAACAACGTTGTAGAAATGACTTTCCCCGTACGCATAATTACGCTGGGGCCTGGCAACCTTGACGCGCAAAGGTCACTACTTAATTTGGCTAGCAAAGTGATAACCAAAAAAATTGGAGTAACCGACGGGCGCCCAACTATTGCGCTTATCGGCGGCAGCGAATTACCCGCTTACGACTTGACCATAACCCTACAAGCCCAGGCAACCGCCTAGAATAGTGACAACATGAAATACACAATTATTAGCCCACGCGTAGGTACCCCAGGCGATACATACGAACCAGTAGACGGCGTTAACGTCGACGCGCTGGTAGCAAACGGCTTTATAGAACAATCCACCGTTAAGGCGCCAAAAGGTGCTAAAACTAAGACAGACACCAACGAGGAGTAAACACTATGGCGACAACAACTTATCTTTCATCACCGAACCTAACAATTAACAGCGTTTCATTGCAGGACCAATGCCACGGCTTGACTTTTACGCGCACTATCGAGGCGCTAGAAAGCACCGCTTTTGGTTCGGGTTCGCGCGTTTACACCGCTGGCCTAGAAAACTCGACGTTGTCGTGTGACTTGTACCTGTCGTTTGCAGCTTCCGAAACTTACGCAACACTAAAAGCACTTGTTGGCACTCAAACCACCGTTTCGTGGTCATCTAGTGCAACAAGCCCAGGCACGGCGACAAATCCCACCATGACATTGACAGGCGCCTATTTGGAAGCCTTGCCATATGAAATGGCCCTAGGCGCTCTTGGTCAACTTAGTATTACGTTCACTGGCGGGGTTTACAGCGTCGTTGAAGTTTAATTAACCGCCTGAAAAGGCCCGACACAAAAGGCAGATAATGAAACTCACATTAAAAGTAGAAACAGCAGACAACGCCTACGAAGTTGTAACCAACCTGTACGTAATTGTTATGTGGGAACGCAAATACAAACGTAAAGCGTCGGACATGGCCGCAGGTATCGGCGTCGAGGATTTAGCCTTTATGGCATACGAGGCGTCTAAGTTAAACAAAATTGTTGTACCTGCAGAATTTGACACGTTCGTAAAAAACCTAACCAACATTGAAGTAGTCGATACCGAGACCGCAAACCCCACCTAAGGGGCACCCACGGGCGCCAGTTATGCGAACTACTGGTAGCGATATCGTGGTGGCCCCCGTCGATACCTTTTGACATAGACGACTTGGCTACCGTTGTTGCTGTATTATCGGACAACAACAAACAACGAAAGTAACCGCTATGGCTGTATCAACGACAATGGACATTTACGGCGTCAAGCAAGCGATAGCAACCCTAAAAGAAATTGACCCCGAATACCGTAAAGAAATGTTGAAGCAAGTCAAAAAAGCGGGCGACCCTGTTTTAGTTGCCGCACGTTCGTTAATCCCAGGCAAACCACCTTTAAGCGGTATGGGGCGCGGAAGCCTTATTAAAGGCCGTGAAGGCACTAAATGGTCAAGCGATATGGCGGCTGCAGGATTTAAAATTATGACAAACCGAACAGGTCAAAAAGCCCGCAGCGTAAAATTTAAATCAGGCGAAGTAGTCGACTTTCAAGCCCAGCCGTACCAGCTGTTAAACCTAAGACAAAAAGACGCTGCAGGTGCAATTTGGGACCATGCAGGCGCTAAAACCCGTGGCGCTTTTGTACGCAACCTGGAAGTAGGCGGGTCATTTAATCCACGTGCTAGCGAACCAGCCGTAGACATGGCGCGCCCAGCCGTCGAGGCAGTCGTGTTAGATATTATTGCGGGCGTTATGGCTGTAACAAACCGTAAATTAGAGGTTACTTATGGCAATTAACATACCGATTATTACGTCGTTTAACGGCAAGGGCGCGCAAGCCGCCATAAAAGAATTTCAAAACCTAACTAAAGCGTCGGATAAAGCGGCGTTCGCCATAAACAAAATGGCTGTACCTGCAGCCGTCGCGTTTGGTGCCATTGTTACAGGCGGTTTCAAAGCCGCCCAGGCCGCAAGTGACTTTAACGAAACGGTCAGTAAATCAGGCGTAATTTTTGGTACAGCGTCTACAGCAATTAAAAAGTTTGCAGACACCGCCGCAAGTAGTTTAGGACTATCAAAACAAGCTGCATTAGACGCAGCCGCCACTATGGGCATTTTTGGTAAGTCCGCTGGTTTAGCAGGTGACGACCTATCTAACTTTTCTATTGAAATGGTCAAACTGTCAGGCGACTTAGCAAGTTTTCACAACGCAAACCCAGCCGACGTAGCCCTAGCTTTAGGCGCCGCATTACGTGGCGAAGCCGAACCGATACGCAAATTTGGCGTACTACTAAACGACGCAGCGGTAAAAGCCCAGGCGATGAAAATGGGTCTATACGACGGTACGGGCGCGTTAAGTGCCCAAGCAAAAGTATTGGCTACGCAAAAACTTATTTTAGAACAGACCAGCGACGCCCAAGGCGATTTTGCGCGTACTTCGGAAGGCGCAGCCAACCAACAACGCATATTAAAAGCCCAAGTAGACAACGCAAAAGTAGCTATAGGTCAAGCGTTTCTACCGATACTCGAAGCCGCGCTACCTGTATTAGTAAATTTTGCTACAGCAATTGGCAACAATACCGACGCGTTCGTAGCCGTAATTGCAGTTATTGGCACGTTTGCTGGCGCAATTGTCTTGGCTAAAGGCGCCATGATGTTATGGAAAGCGGCCAGCATTATTACAACAGCCGTTAACTATGCCCTGGCAACATCATTTACAGCCGTACAAGTTGCTACAGGCATAGGCATTATTGCCGTAGTAGCGGGAGTAGCAGCGTTTGCCGCATACACAACAAAAATGAACGCAGCGCGCGTAGCCAGCGATAAGTTAAACCAACAAGCATTAACCACGGCAGGAACTATCGGCGCTACTGGTTTTATTGGGCCACAACTTAGCGACGAACAACTAAAAAAAGCCTACGAAAATTACAACAAAGTAACCGACGCCGCAGGCGCAGCAAAAGTAGCAAACTACGACTACGCAAAATCACTAAAAGAAGGATTACTACAAGCGTTACAAGACGCTAACGGCGCGCTTGACGACGCCAAAAAAGCGTTAACAGATTACGCAGACACCGTAGCCAAAGGTCTATTAGACGCATTTAGTTTTAAAGACGCCAAAGACGCAGGCACGGAAACAGGCGGCGGGTTTCTATCCGGTCTACGCGCGCAAGTAACAGGGATTAAAAACTACACAAACGACGTACAAAAAGCGTTAAACCTGGGATTATCACAAGACGCATTAGCAGCCGTTTTAGCAGCTGGTAGCGACGCAGGCGCTTCGATAGCCGCCGAACTTGTAGCAGGTGGTAAAGCCGCCATAGATGAAACTAACGCCCTGGTTGATAGCGCCAATATGGCAGCGCAAAAGGTAGGCATAAACGCAGGCACGGCCTGGTACCAGGCAGGCGTCGACAACGCACAAAAAACGGTTGCAGGTTTGCAAGCCGAAATAGATACGTTGACGCCAAAAATGATGCGACAAATGGACAAATTAGCAAACAAACTTAAACGAACCGTTGACGTAACAGTACGAGTAAACGAAGTAGTTACACGTGTCACGGGCGGCGTTATGAATACGCCAACAGTTGCGCCAGTTTCGAGCCGTGTTAGCGCCCAATCTGCAGGCGACACATACAATATAAGCGTTTCGGGCGTTATGTCTAATGCCCAAACAGGCGAGGAAATTGTAAACAATATCCGTGCATACAATAGGTCTGCAGGCCCCGCCAATATCGCGGTTTCGTAATGGCTACGTCAGTAATTGAAAGCGGCGATTACGAATTATTTATAGATACGGGTTTTTTTGTTAATGGTTTTCGTTTAGATAACCCAACAGCAGGCGTTTTAGATAACACCGAATTTGTGTTAACTGGTACTACAGAATTTGCGCCTATGTTGCAATACTCAACAAACGTAAATATTAAGCGTGGGCGTCGTGATGTAGGCGACCAATTTAGCGCTGGAACAATGTCATTTAACTTAAACGACAGCCTGGCAGGCGGCACCTTAAACCCGTTGTATTCGTCTAGTCCTTACGTGGACCCCAACGAGGAATTTACATTAGCGCCGTTACGAAAAGTGTCGTTTGGCAGATACAACAGCGTTGGCACGTTTATAGAATTATTTAGAGGTCAAATAGTTAATTACGATTATTCGTACCAGTTGGGCCAACAAAACATAGTTAGCGTGTATTGCGCCGACGATTTCTATTTACTAGCTCAAACCGCGTTAGCCGAATTTAACGTAACCGAGCAACTATCAAGCGCCCGCCTATCTGCCGTACTTGACTTGCCCGAGGTTGCGTATCCCGCTGCAAGCCGTGACATTGAAACAGGCACCCAAACGCTAGGCGGGGCAGCTGCCTACACCGTGCCCGAGGGTACAAACGTAAAGGCATATATTGACCAAATACAGCAAGCAGAACAGGGCCGTATTTTCTTGTCGCGTACGGGCGATTTCACGGCGCAGCCGCGCGTAGGGCAAACCTTGTCGGGTAGTGTCGCGGACTTTCACGACGACGGCACAAACATACCGTACAACTCGTTAGGCATTATTTTTAACGCGGACCTAATCGTCAACAGGGCAAGTATTCAACATTTAGGCGCGTCAAGCCCCGAGGTTGCCGACGACCTGGTAAGCCAGGCTAAGTACCTAATTCAAAATACAAGCATTACTAACAGCCTTTTACACAACGACGCGGCAGCACTTGACCTGGCCGAATACCTATTAGTGGGCGAACCCGAAGCCACGTTTAACGCCGTGCAAACCGATTATTTAATGCTTACAACAGCCCAACGCGAAACCTTGGCGTTAGTCGACATTGGCGACACCATAACGATTACTAACACAATTACAGGCGGACAAGTAGCCCAAGAACTAGCTGTAGAGGGAATAGAAATATCGGTAAACGTCAATAACGGCCATAGGGTAACTTTTTATACGTCGGCCACGGTCATTGTTTACGAGTTTGTTTTAGATGACCCAATTTACGGTAAGTTAGACATCCAAGACCCGCAACCAGTTTTAGCGTAAAGTAGGCACAATGGCTATTAATCCAAACACCGATTTTACCGCTGGTCAAGTTCTTACAGCCGCGCAACAAAACCGTTTTCCGCGTGGCATTGTTGCCCAAGCGTCTAGCACAACATCAAATAACAGTATTACGGCAACCGAAACGGTAACACTTACAGCGTCTACCTTTACAGCCGTTGCTAACAGGTATTATCGAATTACTTACATTGAGCCTGCCGCTGCACCTAGTACGGGCGTACAAAACTTTATCGCGTTAAGAATAAGATTAACTAACACTGTTGGAACCGTCTACGGTCAAGGTCAATACCAACAAGAAACTAACAGCGCAACAAACATAACAGTAACAGTCGTTGGTTTGGCTACCTTTACCGCTGGTTCCGTTGTAGTTGTTGGTACAGCACAAGTAAACGGCGGTACAGGAAACTTGCAAAGAAGCAGCGAAGCAATCGCGCGGATTATTGTTGAGGATATTGGGCCTGCATGACCCTAGAAAATACAGCCAATGAAACCGCGCTTACTGTTGGCTAGTGCCATGCTCGCACTTGTGTTAACCGCTTGCGAAACAACACGACAAAACGCCCCTAAAAAAGGCCCAATGACACGCTGTAATACAATGGTTCAATGCGAAAGGGTATCTAATGGCTAAGGAAAAAGCAGAAAT